CCTGCAGTCACCTTATCATGATACTCAATGATGACTTGCTCTGCATCATCACCTTGATACACAGTTTTTACCTTTCCTTCGGTAATTACTTCCATAAAAAAGAGGGTGTTTTATCACCCTCTAGTATAGCATATATGTCAATTAAAACCAAACTGCTTTATTTAAAACTACGCAAACCACCACCACCAGATTTATATGAACTAGATTTATTAAATCCTTTATTATCAAATGGTTTGCCAACACTTGATGGAGTATCTTTACCATAGAATCTACCACCAGGACTAAACAACTTAGTACCCCTGTTCAAACCGACAACATTTCCTGTGCTTCCACTACCTTTAGGATCACCAACAACTTTTGTTCTAACAAAATTAGTTCCCCCAGTTTTGTTTGTACCAACAGCTTTAAATTTAGTCTGGCGAGTTGCACCAGATGCTTGGGTATTTCCACTAGTTGTTGATGTAGGTACTGCCATTTTATACCTTGTCTTATACTTATTCTGTGCCCCAAATGGATTACCGTGTTTATCCAATCTAGTTTCTTTAGATCTGTTTGATGCTTCAGGTCTTGGTGATGGATCTGTTGTTCGTGTGCTCCTGTTTGATGGATCTGCAGATGTTTTTTTACTGGTTGGTTGTGGTTTTTCTGCCTGTTTTTCTGCTTTTTCCTTCTGTCTCTGCTTCTTTTCTTTATCGTTGTTTTTGTCTCCGCCACCACCAATTCTACCACTGATATTAATACCACCACTAACAGTGGTCTTCATTCTACCCTTCTCTGAAGATGCTGACTGTGCTTGTCCTGGATTAGCAATTGCTCTACTAACAGCACTCTTGACTTTGGCATCTGTAGTTTTTGCAGCAACTGCTCCACGAGAAAGATTTACATTGCCGCTAATATCTGTGTTTGCTTTAGCAGCTCCTCCACCACCCAATGCTAATGCAGTTCCAAGGGCTGCCGCAGCAACCCTTTTACGGAGACCCTCTTGTAGTTCCTCATCTTCACAAGCACGAAGTTCACATTCCAATATAAAATGATTAAACGTTTTCATGCTTTTAATACAAGATACCGATTATAAGTTATTTAGTCAAAACCAGATCTTTTTATTGTGGTGTTCCGGGACGACTCTTCCTAAAGTAATACTTAGTAACCCATCCTCAAATACAACTGATCTAACTTCCGTTTCTTCTGCCAGTGTCCAAGTTCTGGTGAAAGATCGTTGAGCCATTCCTCTATGGACATATGTTTTTTCGGACTCAGTGTCCTCCCTTTGTCCTTCGACAAAGAGTTTTCCGTCTTGTGTGTAGACATTTACTTCTTTCTTCTTAAATCCTGCAAGCGCAATTTCTAGTAGCGACTCTACATTACTAACCTCAATTAAGTTATACGGAGGATAGTTTGTCGTTGTCTCATGTAGGTCGAATACTCTATTTAGGTAATCGTTCATACCAATGCTGTTTTTAGAAATTTTATCTAATAGCACAGGCAAATCTGCAGCAGTATACCTTGTAAGGTTTCCCATGATTCTTAGCTCCTTTAAAAGCGAGTTTGTGTTTTGTGGACCCCGAAGGCATCCGTACTTATTTATAACACAAAAACAAAAAAAGAGGAACGGTGATAACCGAACCTCTTTATGTGGTGTTCCGACTTTCGTAGAGACCGCACGAAAGGAGTCTCATCCTTATTTATCAGTTGAAATTGCGTACATGCTGTTTGATATACTTCTCAATAGTCTCTCTGTCAACAGACTCGGTTTTGGTCTTACCCATAGTTGGGTTTGCCAAGGCATATACAGCATCAACAAATTTAGAGCTCTGAAGAGAAAAGAATGGAGAATCGCGTTGACCACTCTCAATCAAGGATTCGTTTACACGATCAGCGACCTTTATAAGGTGCTGCCAAGGTCTCTTGTCAGTGCTTGTGCTGCCCAAATACAACTTAATTGGTTTCTTGTCGAAGAAACTTTCGATGTGCTCAGTAATGCTGAATTGATATCCCATTCCACCCATAGCATCATCAAGAAGAGGATGAAGTCTCTTTTCAAAATTGTAGAGAGCTCGTAGAAGGTATACAGAAACCTCTTTGTTGGGTTTCTCTCTATCCCAGGTTACTGTTTGGCACAGAGTGATGATCATCTGACGTAGTTCTTCAAGAGAACCGTCGTTAATCGCGTACTTGATGAGTTTTGAGAACTGAGAAACCTTTGTACAGCAGTATTGTGCCTGCGAAACAAGAGGAAATGGAAAGTCAACTGGTTGCCATGTCAATCCAGGGATGGACTTGTAAAAGTTCATGACGGTGATTGCATCTTCTTCACCACACTGAACTTGGTGATAAAGTTTTTCCCACTCCTTCGTGTCGTTGATACCCTTAACTTCGCGGTAGAAAAGCTTAGATGCCTCTTGAGTAATCACATCTTGGGACACATCGCTCTTAAAGTTTACGACACGAAGAATAACATTAAGATCTTCGTTCTTCTCTGCAGCGATTGCAGCGATCTGAGCAATAGTGTGTTGCTTCTTTACGATATCAAACGATCCTTCAGAAGGATTGTAGAATGCAACTCCGATTTCAGACTCTGTAAAGTCTACCGAGTGATTGAAGGTTTGAAAATTTTGGAGACAAAATTCTGGACGAACGTTACGAATTTGTCCCAAAAGATAACGGATCAAAGAGACAGGAACACAAACAGTGTAAACTGCTTTGTTAGTCTGCTGATCTTTGATCAGGTCAAAAAATTGCTGTAGACTCATAGCACCGGATTCAAATCCGATGGGGTACATGATTTCTGCTGTGTCAATATAATCGCGAATGACACCTCGCAGATTGTTAAACTTCGCCTGCTTTACCAAGTCAGTGGCGGAAGTTGCACCCAAGTTACGGGCGACTTGAAGATTAGTAGTCATAAGTCAAAATCAAAAACAATACCTTTTAACGAGGGCTAACTCATGAGATCATTATACAGGTTGATCAGTGATCTTGTCAAGGGCCAACCTGTCTCCAAGAACTCGAACCATTAGATTTAATGTCCTTTGGTGAGGTCTTTGCTTCCAACCATACCACGGTTTTTTCTTTCCGTCAACGTATGGTGGAGTCTGACCAACATGATAGTATTGGTCAGCAGTGATATCATACACCTTATCTGTGGTGGTGTCAACTAACCACCAGTGTGCTTCATCATGATAATCGATTGCAGTTCTCTGCTCAAGAACATCAGTGTCCATCAAATAGAAAAGAGCCTGTGAAGAATGATAACAATGCCCAAACATTGGATTAGTTGCATTCTCTGCACGATATTTTTTAGTAACCAATTCTGGTGTTAGATTACTAGTAATAGATCCTATGACTGATTCAATCTCAATCATAGGATATGGATTATAAGTTAATGTTCTGGTTTGAAATATTTCTTTGTCTTTATAACGATGACGTTCAATGGTTTTCATTCACTCTCTTGGGGTTTAGTCTTCTTACCAATATTGTATTTCTGCTCTAGGGCCCAATCACCTTTGTCACGATATGCTAATACTTTAATTTGATTTAGAGGTGCGATATCTTCAACAGATTCTGGTTTTACAACAGTAATAAGTCCCCAGTCTGCTAGAAGACGTGTAATGCGATTACGACGCTGTACGTCGTTCACAGTGAGGTTTGCACGCTTTCCGTCAAGGGCAAACAACTCTTTAAAGTGAACGATAAAATATCTTCCTTGCTTATGCAGGATGTGACAAGACTGGTAGAGTTTCTTTTCCTTACGGGATGCAACTCCAATTCTTGTTAATGTCTCGCGGACCTTAAGAAAGTCATCTGGTTCATTCAAAAGAACTTCCACCATTTGGTCCTGAGACCACTCTACCGTAGGTTCTACAGTATTATTCATCGAACTCCTCCAATATCAAGTCGTTTTTTAATAAAATTAATCTGTTCGTTTGTCAGGATTTTCAAAGCTTGAGATGCTTTTTCATTACTGTATCCATAATACTTTTTGATACATTCTAAGTCCGTGACTTTATCCTTACGGAGCCAGGGAGAAAATCTCTTCTTTTTCCTCAGACTATTTAGATAAAAAGAATATTGCATATCTTTACTAAGAAAGTTATACTTATTCATCTCATTTGCAAACATTACACAGTCCAAATGTCCTGATAGACAACGATTGATAATGTATGGAGGATATTCCCTAATGTGTTCTGATAGATCTTCTTTATTAAAGTTGATTGAATTAAGCCAGTCTTTGAGTTCCATTATCTAATAATTTGAATGTCATCGTCTTCTGTCCAGAGTTCAACCTTTGTTCTGAACCTACCTTCTGCTTTGAGTTTCTCATATCGCTTGGTTGCTTTTTTCTTCCACCAAGCGATGATGTTCT